GCGAGTGCCAACGCTGAGGCCACGTCTGAGGAACACACAACTACGTTACCCTTGCCACGACGAGTCTGCTTGGCGATTGTGTTCGCTTCGCGCTCGATCTGGAACACGAGTCCCTTGATCTTTTCTACCATCCAACGACCGTTTGAGTCGGTGTCGAGATCGTAGGTACCTGCGGTTGTCGTACCAACCTGGCAACCAACCTTGGCGACCGAGTAAATGGTACGGATAACTTCACGGTTGATTTCGGAAAGAACTTCTGCGGAGAGAATGTTAGACAATTCTGTCTCAGCATCCAAACCATGAACAGCCTTCAAGTCCTGGGCCAATTCAAGAGTGTATTCTGCCTTCAAAGCACGAGACTTTGCAGTAACAGTTACCTTCTCGATTGAGAAACCCATTTCTGAGAATGCTGGGTTAGTACCATCGCCCAAACCTTCCGCCACGGACGTTGCAATACCAACACCTGGGTTGACTGGAGTTGCGAACACGGCTGCTGTGTTACCGCTTGCGGTCAACGTCAATGCAGTCTGAGCCACACCAGTACCAGTGAAGCTAGAGTTAGCTTCCTGATAGAATGCTTCATCCAAACGCGCTGTCGCATTGGCATAGTTGGAACGCATCGCAAAGATCAATCCAGTTGGACCGGTCATTGGCTGCACTCCGCAAATGTCATAAGCGATGAGGTTAGGAAGTGAACGACGAACTAGGGAAATGAGGATTGGATCATAACCGGCCATTGGACCCGCTGCTGCGGCTCCACCAGTCAGACCACCACCGGTTGCGTTCAACGCGGTTTCCGACAACATCTGAGCATCACCCTTGAGGGCGATTGCTTGGTTCTCAAGAACAATGGCGGTAACTGATCTCTTGTGCTTATCTGTGATTGGTGGGAGTCCTGCGATATCGAGGACTGTGGCCCACTTCTTCTCTAAACCTTCTGATTGAAACATAGTGGATACTCCTTGTGAATGGTATTGGTGATTATTTCAAGCTCTTTGCAAGTGACGCAACAACCGAGGCGACTGCGGGATCAACCGCTGCCTTCTCTTCTGTCATCTGCTCAGACACTTCAGTCAACATCTTGGCATTGGTGTCTGTTTTTCTTCCCGTAGTAATCGGAAAGTAGTTCTCTCGGATTGTGGTAACCTTTGATGTATAATCACCTTCTGCGGTGAATTCGACACTCTCTGCGAGGGTTCGAACTTTCTCAACTTGAGTCTGTGTCAATCCTTCACAGATTCCGTTGACAATTTCTATTTTCTTTGATTCGCCCAATTGCTTCTTGAGTTCGACGCTCTTGGCTACGGACTCATTCAATGCAGCGGTCAAATCCTCAACCTTTGTGGCCAATTCGTTCACGAGGTCAACCTTCTCAGAAGGAATGTCGATGTAATGTTGCTGGAACAAATCGCGCATTCCACTGACAAATTCTTCAGTGAGTTCTGAACGGAGACCCTTTTCGATGGCCAATTCGTTCTGCTTCATCCACTCTTCAACCACGTAGCTGAGATAGTCATTGACTTGTTCAGTCAAGGCATCGCGGACTTCAATGACAGCCTCTTCAAACATGGTGTTGTATTCGGATACAATTTCTTCAGTGATGCTCTGGACCTTATCAGTCACGCGAGCTTCATAGATGGTGCCGATCTTGGTAGCAAATTCCGCTGGGAGGGATGTCTCAGACTTCAGAATTGCGGCAACGTCTTCCTTCAATTCCTTCTTCCAGGCTTCGTCCATCTTTTTCTTTTCTTCCTTGTCATCCTCGTCGTCATCGTCTTTCTTATCGTCCTTGTCATCCTTGTCATCGTCGTCGTCTTTTTCTTCTGTCAAATCAGCCTTTGCCAATCCTGCTGCAATGCGAGCTTTGCGCTCATTTTCCTCTTCGGTCGCTGGTTCACCAACATCATGGGGATCAATTTCCGTTCCGTTCTTTACCGCAAGCATTGGAGCTTTGGTATCTCCAGAAGGCTGCTTGCCTGGAGGAGTGGCCTGTGAGGCACCCACTTCAATCTTGTTTGAGGCGGACTTCTGTGGAGTTACGCCACCAAGGTCCTGGAAGCCCTGTGCGGACTTTTCCATTTCCATGCGAGGTGCACTGGACTTGCTTGCATTGAGGATATCGGCTGCGGCTTCTAAAAGTGCGTTCTTGATGGCCATGTAAAATCTCCTTGTTGTTCGCGTGAATGTTATTTATAAAACTGATGATTTGCGATTAGAGCTTATTCATAAAATCTGCAAACAGGCGAATCGCCATTTCATTGAGCCTGCTGCTTGGTGCGGCTACAATGATATCCTTAGCCTGTTCGATGTCCTGGGACATATATCGTCCATCCACAAAAACCCACTCTTTTCCTTCCATAATGCCTCTGACAAAGGCATCTTTAGCACTAGGATCTGCCACAATATCGGCTGCTGTAGCCAATTGGAAGTCATCCTGGACAAGATAGATCCCATCGGCACCCTGGATAACCGTACCCAGTCCACGAGTCGAGACGCCAATTTTGGCCTGTTCGTCCAATAAAGACTGTACGATCTTTCCGTAGGGGGTATCCAAAATCTTAGCTTTGCCGTAGAAGTCGTGTCCATCCGCATGAAGTTCCTTTATCATGTGGCTGGTGCGTTCCAGGTTAATCGCTGGCGTATCAGGATGTCCCAATTCACCAAAGGCACGATTCTCCATGATGTATTCAGCATGGTATCGCTTGGCTTCGCGGTTGAGGGATTCGAAGCAATAGCGTCTGCGGTTCTTGTTGGTCTGCTCAGACTGCATGAAAATTCCTTCAATGAAGTAGGATTTCTTGCCAGTCTTGTCGTCGGCTTCCGTGAGCACCTTGACATCTTGGGTCATTTCTTTAATGAGTTTCATAATTCGTTCCTTATAGCGACTGAGTTTCGACGTTGTAGTTGGCGTCTTTTCTCACGACCATTTCAACAACCCCAGCGGTTGTCATGTTTAGGGTAATGTTACCTGTAGCGGTATTTGATGCTGCAAAATTGTGGTCATCACCGGCCCAATGGTCCGTGCCATAAAACGTACCCAAAAGATTTGCTACCCCGCCAACATTCTGGCGCGTAACAGTTAAGATGCCTGTGGATGGATGTAGAGACCATCGCATCGAAGAAATCGTAGCCGAATAGACATTCTCGGTATTTGTGTTAGCCGATAGCTGAGATAAGTTAATCGTTACTGCACCAGTTTCGGTGAGGCGAATAACAGACTTTCCTCTAATTCTGTTGTTGATATCTGGCATGGATGCTCCTTATTTAATTCCGTAGGACTTTCGTTTTCTCATACTCAACTTGCGCTTGCGAATCGTGGACTGCATATGAGACTTTCTTCTACGTGCGGCTTTACGTTGTGTGATCCTCATATGAATGCGTCTGGCGACAGGAATTCGAGAAATCTTGCCGTTCCTCACGGTGAATCCCTTGACTGCCGATTTGCGAACATTTCTCTGTAACTTCCCTTTTCGAATTCTGCGACGAATCAAGATCGTGCGACCCTGCCTCATGCGGTTTGCTTCAGCCAAGCCCACAGGAGCCTTTCCGAACATCACTTCCCCCATGACTCGACGGAGTACAGTTAATTTCTGTTCCGCTATTTTACTCAGAGCCAGGGCGACAATGGGTCCCGCTTCCGCAAAACGACCCTCTGCGATGAGGGTAATTGGATTCATTACTTTACCTGTTTCCATCCGAAATCTACCATCTTATGAAACATCGGCTTTGACTTCTTTAATGCGCCAGCAAACTTTGCTTGATTCTCTGGATTGATAGCGTCATGGACCGTTAAGAGCATATGTGCTGTCACATGATCCACATGGGTCTTCGTCCCATCATCATGACTTACATGCGTCATGGAGTGTGTGTCTCTGATTTTGCGAAGGGTATCAATTGGGCTCGCATTAGTGGCTTCATTGATATTGTGTTTATCCACTCCACCCAATGCCTTCTGTCCAGTTCTGGCTTCGTAAGCTGCTTTTCCAAATGTGTGGCGCGATCCACGAATCCGCTTTTCAAAGTCTTCTTGGGCTTTGCCGGTAAGCTGGGAATGATGCCGTAGGACAGCGTGAGCGGTCTCTGCATCAACATCCATGGTTTTGGTTCCATCATCATGGGGAACATTACGAGAAATCTTGGAAGTTCTAATATAGTGTAACCGGTCCATGACATCTTCATTGAGTTGTTCGGCTTCTTCTAATTTCTCTGTTGCTCGTAAAATTCCAGATGTGCGCTTGTGGCTTTTCTTGTCTAGTTCATCTCCATGCTTGGGATTCTTCATCATCCCACGAGCCATTTCTGCCTTTGCTGTCAAGAAATCTTTATTTTTTGTAGCACCCCTCACATATCGGAGCATGGTATCTTTGCTGAGTTCATCGATCTGTTCGGCTTCTTCCCTATGAAAGTGTGATTCAGATGGTGTGGGGTTCGAATCGGTATATTTCTTGGCTGCAACTTCTGGTGCTGTACCTTGGCTATGGTGAAAATGAGCATCATTCCAATTAATTTTCCCAGAATGTGCTGGATTGGTCTTGACTACGTGTTTCTCAAAGTTGGCCATCCATGATGCTTTTTGTGCGGCTTTGCCAGCACGGGAAGTTGAGTGAGACAAATATTCATCGTCTTCCACCAACTCTTGGGCTTCCTTTAGAGTTCCCCCATGGGCCTGGGCCTGGTCATATGAACTCAGTGCTAAGAAATGCTTATTCATTTCCCCAGTGTGGAATTCCATCCGCTTCTTATTCTGAGGTGAGGAAGTCATGTGTTTCAGTGCCTGTTCACGATGATACCTCCACTGTTTAGCGTGGGATGTTTCATCAAGATGTTCGGCTTCTCCCACCAACTCTTGGGCTTCCTTCAATGACACTGGTGTAATCACCGCATCATCAGCATCGCCACCATAGGGAATACTAAAATACTGATTGAGTCGTTCATTATAATAGAGCGCCACCATAACGTGGTTTGGGAATTGGCGTACAGTCTTTCGGCGCAAAATCAAAATATTCGGGGGCATGGAATTGTGTGAGACATCTACATGCTCATTTAATTCTGTGCGAAGTTTGGAAAATTCTTTCATCAACTTAGACTCCTGCAACAAACTTTTCTGGACGCGATGACCGATCTTTGGAGAATTTCTTGTAGGAAAATTTACCACCCTTCGTGAGGTAGGCATTCTTCTTCCCACTCTTCTCAAACTCTTTCTTCTTTTCCTCTAAGTGCTCAGTTTCGTTGAGGTAGGCGTGATTAAGTGTCTCGGATTCATGCCCCCTGACATATTGTTTTTTCTTAGGTTGTAAAATTGGAGAACCTTTTTTAGCATCCTTCCGTCCCTGTTCTAACCCTCTATCGGCCAGTTGCTCGGCTTCTTCAGCAAGAGTGGCATTCGCAGCGGCGTAGAAACGCTTACTGTCGAATCGTGGATTGCTCGTCTTAAAAATAGCCGCGTGATGAGCGGCAAGTTCCTGGCGCTTCTTCGCATCTGGGTGAGCCTTAATGACATCAGCAACCTGTTGGAAATCCTTACGTGTCTGCATTTCATCCAATTGCTCAGATTCTTCAATATAATGATCGTCCTGAGATCTTGGTGTTCTGCCTTGATTATATTTTGCCGCATATCGTCTGGCAGTGTCTCCACTTACTTTGCCTGCTTGACCTAATTTTATGCGCTTTGCTATTGAACGGGCAGCAAGTTCTTTGGAGATTTCATCGATCTGCTCAACTTCTTCCTTCTGCAATGGCTTGACATCGTTGTGTGAGATGAATGTGTTTCCACGCAATCTTTTTTGCTTATAAGGATCATTTGCTGCTATGTCGGTGATCTTATAAGAATGAGGGTATTCTGGGTGCATCGGACTGTGATGGACGTAGCTGACTTCTCCTAACTTTCCATCGACGGTCACCATCGTACCGGGCTTGTGTGCACCATGTCGATCTAGTGATTCGAGATCGGAAGAGC